CATCAGCTTCACAAGCGGCTCACCCACGTTCAAGATTGGTGACGTGTTCACTATCGCTGGCGTGTTTGCAGTCAACCCACAAACCCGTCAAACAACTGGCTCGCTGCAACAGTTTGTCGTAACTGCTGACGTTAACGTTTCGTCAACAACTACCGCAACGCTGTCAGTTCAACCACCTATGTTTACTTCAGCTAACGCCTTGGCTACCATCAGCGCGTTCCCAGCAGCTAGCGCTGTGCTGACGTTCTTGGGTGGATCGGCTACAGCGTACCCGCAAAACTTGATCTATCACAAAGATGCGATCACATTGGCGACTGCTGACTTGCTGTTGCCACAGGGTGTGGACATGGCTTCACGCCAAGTGCATAACGGTATTTCGTTGCGTATCGTACGTCAGTACGACATCAACAACGACCGTATGCCTTGCCGTATTGACGTGTTGTACGGCTTTAACGCGGTTCGTCCGGTCACAGCCGTTCGTCTGTGGGGCTAAAGAGAGTGGGGGCGCAAGCCCCCTCTTCTAAACTTTTCAAAGGAATTTAATCATGGCACTTCCAAATGGCGCAGGCGGCTATCAGATCGGTGATGGCAATCTCGGCGAGGTTATCCTCGGAACTCAACAAGCACCAGTAGCTAAAACAGCAGCGGCAACCCTGACCGCTGCCGAGTTAGCCACCGGTATTATCACTTACACTGGCGCAGCCGTTAACTTGACCATGCCCTTGGGTACTGATCTTGAAGCAGCTTTTTCTAGTATGAAAGTCAACAGTTCGTTTGACTTTCACATCATCAACATCGGTGGCACAAACGCCGCTACGGTTACGGCTAACACCGGCGTGACTTTGGTTGGTGTCGCAGCAGTTTCGGCTAACACAGCTTGCAATTGGCGTGTTCGCAAAACCGCTGACAACACTTTTGTTGCTTACCGCATTGCAGGTTAATGCGTAGAGGGGCGGGCGATCCTCGCCCCTCGCACAAGGATTCTGAATGCACATTTACCTCAAGCACCCCGTACACGGCAACAAAGTGGCAATTTCCGATGTGGAAGCCGAAGAGGACGTCAAAAACGGGTGGGAAGTATATAATTTAGACGCGCCTAAAGTAGAGGCTGCGCCTGTGAATGAGTTAAAACGACGTCGTAAAACGGAGTAAGCATGACCACAACCACAGCCGGTGATCAAATCAATGGGGCGCTACGCCTAATCGGTCAACTGGCTGAAGGTGAAGAACCGTCTGCCGCAACCGCTACTGATGCGTTAGCCGCACTTAATCAAATGATCGACTCATGGAACACTGAGCGTTTGTCGGTGTTTTCAACGCAAGATCAGGTCTTCTCTTGGTTGCCAGGCTTTGCCACACGCACTCTCGGCCCCACGGGCGACTTTGTAGGCAACCGCCCTATCTTAGTTGATGACTCGACTTACTTCCGTGACCCGTCATCTAACATTTCGTTTGGCATTAAGCTAATCAATCAGCAACAGTACAACGGCATTGCGGTCAAGACCGTGACGTCCACCTACCCGCAAGTCATGTTTGTCAACATGACTTACCCCGACATTACGATGACTGTCTATCCGGTGCCTACCAAGGTGTTGGAATGGCACATTGTGTCGGTTGAAAAATTGACTACGGCTGCGTTGTTGTCTACACCTTTGGCGTTCCCACCAGGCTATCTTCGTGCGTTTAAGTACAACTTGGCGTGTGAACTAGCACCCGAGTTTGGTGTAGAACCGTCGCCTCAAGTGTCGCGCATCGCCATGTACTCTAAGCGCAACTTGAAACGCATCAACAACCCTGACGATATTATGTCGCTGCCATATTCGATTGTTGCAACACGTCAGCGCTTCAACATCTTTGCCGGTAATTATTGATGAAGTCGCCTATCCTCGGCTCCGCGTACACGGCTCGCAGCGTCAACGCTGCGGCCAACCGTATGGTCAACTTGTTTCCCGAGGTGATTGCCGAGGGCGGTCAAGAGCCAGCGTTCCTGAACAGGGCGCCAGGGCTACGTTTGGTCACATCTGTTGGCACAGGCCCCGTGCGTGGGCTTTGGACGTTTGACAACAATATGTACGTCGTGTCGGGCAACACGCTCTACAAGCTAGACACCGAGTACACCATTACAGCGCTCGGCACGGTTGCCAATGACGGCCCTGTGTCAATGACCGACGACGGCATTCATTTGATGGTGGCGTGTAACGGGCCAAGTTTTGTCTACAACGCTGACACAGATGCGTTTGGGCAAATTACTGATCCGGACTTCCCTGGCGCACTAACCGTGTCGTACCTTGGTGGCTACTTTGTGTTCATAGAACCCGCTAGCCAGCGCGTGTGGACGACTACGCTCTTAGACCCACTCAGTATCGACCCGCTTGATTTCGCAAGCGCAGAGGGCGATCCTGACCATTTGGTGTCATCTATTACGGATCACTCCGAGGTTTGGCTGTTTGGCGGCAACTCGGTTGAGGTTTGGTATAACGCTGCCGCAGCGGGGGCGGGTTTTCCCTTACAGCGAATCCAAGGCGCGTTTAATGAAATTGGTTGCGCTGCAACATTTTCCGTTGCCAAATTGGATAACGGGCTGTTTTGGCTAGGTGCAGATGACCGTGGGCGTGGCATTGTCTACCGCTCGCAAGGCTACACCGGTGTGCGGATTAGCACCCACGCAGTTGAGTGGCAGATTCAACAGTACGGCGATATCTCGGATGCCATTGCCTACACCTACCAACAAGACGGTCATGCGTTCTACGTTCTGACCTTTCCCACCGCGCAAGCGACTTGGGTGTTTGATGTTGCTTCACAGGCGTGGCATGAGCGGGCAAGTTTTACCAACGGCGACTTTAGCCGCCACCGCAGCAATTGCCAAGTGTCGTTTAACCAAGAAATTATTGTAGGCGACTTTCAAAACGGCAATTTGTACGCTTTTGATTTGAACGTCTACGCTGACGGCCCACGCACCCAAAAATGGTTACGCTCATGGCGGGCGCTGCCCACCGGCACCAATACGTTTAAGCGCACAGCCCAACATTCGTTGCAACTAGATTGCGAAACCGGTGTGGGTCTGCCAGGCGTGGTCGAGGTGCCTGGTCGCATTTACTTGAGCCCCATGATTGTGTCAGGCTCTATTGGCATTGTCGATCAGATTGAAATTATTAACGCCGTGGATGATTTTGTGCAACCTCAAGTCATGCTGCGCTGGTCAGATGATGGCGGTCACACATGGTCAAACGAACATTGGAAAACAATGGGCGGCGTGGGCGAGTACGGCACCCGCGTCATTTGGCGTCGCCTTGGCATGACATTAAAACTGCGTGATCGGGTGTATGAGATTTCAGGCACCGATCCGGTCAAGATTGCCATCATGGCGGCAGAACTTGACGTTGAGGCAACCAAAGCATGAACCCCACCCAAATCACCGCACCACGCGTTCCGCTTGTAGACCCTAGAACGGGGTTGATCTCGCGTGAGTGGTTTAGGTTTCTTAACGCAATATACGAACAACTAGGCGGGGGCACGGGTGCTGCGTCCGGTACGTTTACCACAGCCGATTCTAAAACCGTGACGGTCGTCAACGGCATCATTACAGGGATAGTCTAATGTCGATCAATCTTTCAGCCTTTGCCGGTGCGGGCGCTCAATTCCTAGACGCCAATGGCGCGCCGCTCACGGGCGGCTTGCTATACAGCTACCTGTCGGGCACAACTACGCCAGCTACAACCTACACTTCGCGTGATGGTGGAACTAACAACACCAACCCGATTGTGTTGGACGCAGCAGGGCGCACACCGGCTGAAGTGTGGCTAGACGGCGGGGTGCTGTACAAGTTTGTGTTGACCTCTTCAACTTACGCACAGATCGGCACTTACGACAGTATTCCCGCAATTAACGACACCACAAGCATCAGCAACCTGATCACGGTTGCCGGTACAAACGCGCTGACAGGCTTGGCTACACCCACGTTGGGAGGCTATGCTGCGGGCGCACAATACAGCTTTATTGCTCAGAACACCAACACCGCTGCGGTGACAATTGACATTGACACGCTTGGTGTCAAGTCAATCACCAAGTTTGGCACTACAGCGTTGGCAGCGGGCGACATTCAGGCAGGCGCGTTGACGTTAATTGAGTACGACGGCACACGTTTTCAATTGCTTAACGTCACCAACAACAATTTCAAATACATTTCTGAGCCGACCACCATTTCGGCGACCGCCTCGACCGGTACGATCAACTACGACGTAGCGACGCAATCCATTGTGTACTACACGACTAACGCAAGTGCCAATTGGACAATGAACTTTAGGGCATTATCCTCGGCAACGCTCAACAGCTTGATGGCTATTGGGCAAACCATCACAGTGACCTTTATGGCAACCCAAGGTGCGACTGCATATTACAACAGCGCGGTCACCATTGACGGCGCAGCCATCACACCTAAATGGCAAAGCGGTATCGCACCTAACGCCGGTAGCCCTAACTCAATAGACACATACACCTACGCTATCGTTAAGACTGCCAACGCAACGTTTACCGTGTTGGCTTCGCAGACAAGGTACGCATAAATGCCACGCTTATCTACCATCGGTGTAGCCTCGGCGGGTGCGTTTGGCTTTGGCACAAACGCGTTGATCCCTATTGAACTGCTGCTGATTGCTGGTGGTGGTGGTGGCGCGTCAGGCGGTGGTGGTGCGGGCGGTTACATAGCGACAACTGCTAAGTTAACGTCTAACACGTTGTACACAGTTGTAATCGGCGCGGGCGGCGGCGCAATTACTAACGGCAGCAACTCTACTTTTTCTACGCTAACCGCTATTGGTGGCGGGCACGGCGGCTATCCTTCAGGCGGCAGTTTTGTCACTATTAACGGCGCGGCAGGTGGCTCGGGCGGTGGCGGTGCTGCACCTGATCCTGATCGTCAAGGTGCGGGCGGTGCCGGAACTGTAGGACAAGGTAACAACGGTGGCTCGGGCTACGCACCAAGTTCAGGCGTTGGTGGTGAAGGCGGAGGCGGTGGTGCTGGTGCAACAGGTGGCACAGGCGGCGACTTCCAAGGCGGTGCGGGCGGCGCAGGTTTGTCCTCTTCTATTACCGGCACGGCGGTCTTCCGAGGTGGTGGTGGTGGTGGCTATAGTTCTACAGGCGGGGCCGGTGGTAACGGTGGTGGTGGTGCTGGCGGTTCGGGCGGTTCAGGCGGCGCGGGTACAGCCAACACCGGTGGCGGCGGTGGCGGCGGTGGCAACGGCGGCAGCGGTGCTAGTGGCGGCTCGGGCTTTTTCGCCCTGCGCTATCTTGGCCCACGTCGCATGACCGGTGGCACTTACTCGCTTGTTGGCGGCTATTCAATCCACGTCTTTAATTCGTCGGGTAGCTTGCAGACATGAAAGTGACCTACAGCCTCCCATCAATGGTCAGTAAGGTGCAAGCCTTACAAAATGTCATTTCGCAAATGCCGCAATATGAGCCCGAAACCAAGCATACGTTTCACGCGGGAATGTATTGCCGAGAAGTGTGGCGACCAGCGGGCGTAATAGTTGTAGGTAAGATTCACAAGAAAGAACACTTTTATTTGATCGTGTCGGGAACAGTAGCTATTACGACAGATGAGGGGGTAAAATCCGTGACAGGGCCTCATTTGCTGTGCAGTAAGCCTGGCACTAAACGCGCCGTCTATGCGGAAACTGATGCGCTTTGCATGACGTTTCATGTAGTTGACGCTAAAACAATTGAAGACGCAGAGCATGAATTGGTTGAAGAGGATGACTCAAGTATGTTCACCCTTGGAAACAAACTTAAAAATGAGGTACTGACATGACTTTTTGGGTAGCTGGAGCAGTTGCCGTCGGAACAGTTGCTAGTTCTGTTATCGGCGCAAATGCAGCGGGAAAAGCCGCAAGCGCGCAACGCGACGCGTCGCAAGACGCCAACGCAACTCAGTTGCTAATTTCGCAACAACAGCTTGCTGCGCAAAAAGAAGCGCTTGATAAGCAAATTGCGGCGGCGGGCTCAACAGTTGATAAGCAATTGTTGGCTCAACGCGACACGCTTGAACAGCAAATGGCTTTTCAAGCAAAAATATATGAGCAACAACGTGCGGACTTTGCACCGTACCGCGAATCAGGCGTTGCAGCAACCAATCAACTTAATACGCTATTAGGTCTTGGTGGCAACACGGGCGCGGCTGATTACGGTCGTTTTAGGACGGCAGACTTTACGCCTGAACAGTTTCGCGCCAACCAAGACCCAGGTTACGGTTTTCGTTTTTCTGAAGGACAGAAAGCTATTGATCGACAAGCTGCTGCTCGAGGCGGTTTAATTTCAGGTAACGCTTTAAAAGCTACTCAAGCGTTTGGTCAGGACATGGCTTCGCAAGAGTACACAAACGCGTTTAACCGGTTTCAAACTATCCGTGGTAACACGTTAAGCCCTTTTCAAAACTTGTCAGCGCAAGGTTTAAACGCCACAGCCATGACAGGTTCCGCAGGGGCGCAATATGGAAGTTCCGGTGGACAAGCTATAGCTAGTGCTGGGCAAGGTGCGTCAAGCGCGTATGGCGCGTTAGGCACAGGTACTTACAACGCGGTCGGCAACTACGGTACTGGCGTATCAAATACGTTGGGCGCGTACGGCACAAACGTCAGCAACAATCTTCTTGGCGCGGGTAACGCCACAGCGTCGGGCTATATCGGTCAAGCCAACGCAATCAACTCAGGCATAAGCGGGTTGACCAATGCGTACTATCAAAACAGAATGCTTGATATTGCGGCTAACCGTCAGTCTGCACCTTACACCGGAGTGCCATAATGCCAATTGATCCAAATATCGCAATGGGCGTACGCCCAATAGAGCAACCAAATATGCTTGGTCAAATGGCGCAAGCAATGCAAATTCGTCAAGCTAATCAAGAGTTTGACGACATTAATGCAATGCGTGGCATTTCAGCTAAGTACGGCGGCGACATTTCAAATCCTGACTTTCTTAAAGAAGTCGGAATGCGAAACCCTAAGACGGCGGCAGATTTAAGAGCCAAAGCATTAGCCAATGACAAAACCACTGGTGAAATTGTTAAATCACGGCTTGAAACGTCGCGGGAGTTACTCTCCAACGTGCGTACGCCGGAAGAGTATTTGGCTTGGCATCAAGGTAATCATAAAGACCCTTTGCTCGGGCCCCTTTTGGCATCTAAAGGAATTACCGCCGATACATCAATGGCGACTATTCAAGAATCATTAAAAAAGCCTGGTGGTTTTGAGGAACTGCTTAAAAAATCCGCAATGGGTCTTGAGAAGTTTTATGCAGACCAAACAACACAACGCGGTCAAAATTTAACTTACGGCGCAACTACACGCGGACAAGACATTACCGACAAGCGTTTGCGCGAACAATTTCAATACGATATTGAAAATCCTAAAATGACGCCTTTGGCGGGAGAAAAGGTTTTATCTGACGGCACTAAAGTGCCCGCGTATTATGGGTATGACAGCCGCACTAATTCTATGGTTGAAGTAGCCATGCCAACGGTAACTGTTGGCCCTGCAATAAATATACCAACGCCGACCAACAATCTTGCTCCCGCAAACGTAAACGCGCTTACTATGCCGCCCGCCGGTGCGCCAACATCACCTGTAGTGCGCCCTGCTACAGCGGCGGTGCCGTCTGCCGCTGCACCTTCGGCGGTTATGCCGTCTGCGGCTGCGCCTACCTCTGTCGTGCCTGGCGCGCCAAATGCACCTGCGCCAGTTCGGTTTGGCCCAAAGAGTACGGCTGAAAACCTTACCGAAGCGCAAGGCAAAGCAACAGGGTTTGCTTTACGGGCTAAACAAGCAAGCGACGTTCTTGACGTAGTAGGCAAGGACGGCAAAGTGCAGCCTGGTGTGCTTAAGCGTGTGGGTGAATCGGTGCCGTTAGTTGGAGAGGGGTTAGGCACAATATTAAACGTCACTCAAACTCCACAGCAACAACAAGTTGAGCAAGCTCAACGTGCTTTTGTTAATGCCATACTTCGCCAAGAATCAGGGGCAGCGGTTAATGAATCTGAATTTATTAACGCTAAAAAACAATATTTTCCACAACCTGGTGATTCAAAAGAAGTTATTGACCAAAAACGTTTAAACCGCGAAACTGCAATTAAAGCGTTAGAAGTTGCTGCGGGGCCAGGTATGAAACAAGTTGCACCTTCGACGGGAATTAAAATCGGCACGGTTGAAGACGGCTACAGATTTAAAGGTGGCGACCCAGCAAATAAAAATAATTGGGAGAAACAATAATGGCTGGCCCTTGGGAAAAGTACGGCGCCCCTGCTGAGTCGGCTGCACAGTCAGGGCCGTGGTCTAAGTACGGCGGCGAAGGTATGCCCGTAGAACGCAAACCCTTAACTATGGGTGAGTCGTTTATGCAATTGCCTACAGGCATTTACAAAGGGTTTAAAGACGTTACAGATACTTTAATTAAAGGCGGCGCAAGTGCAGTAGATTTTGTTACGGGCGCAAACACCCGAGCAGCCATAGACGCGGCAGCAGCGCAAAGCAACGCAGATTACGAACGAACATACGGCGGCAGCAATTTAGCCGCTACGGGTCGTTTAGCGGGCAACATTGGCGCAACTTTTCCTGTGGGCGGCGTGTTAGCCGCGCCCTTTCGGACAATAGCGCCTGAAGCCGCAGTTGCTTTACAAACAGGGGGTTTTGGGGCTAAGACCCTAGCCGGTCGAGGCACAGCGGGCGCAGTTACCGGCGCCGTATCAGCAGGGCTTGTTAACCCTGAAGACGCGGGCACCGGCGCTATTGTGGGCGCGGTCGTGCCTACTGTTGTTGCCCCTTTGGTTAAAGGCGGCGCTAAACTAATTGCTAAAACTAGCGATTTGTTTTCAGGCAATACCGCTAAAGTAAAAGCCGCTGAAATTGCTAGGGAAACACTTGGCGATCAAATACAGCCCGCGTTAATTGCGTTGGCTAATGCCGACCCTGCGCGCAAACTTACCCCTGCACAGATATTAAAAGAAGCTGGTATTAAAGCCGAGCCTTTCATGGCGCTAGAGGCATTGGCAAAAAATAAAGATGTAAAGGGCTTTTACAGTACGTTAGAAGAATTGGCAACGTTAGGTCAACAAAACCAATTGGCACGATTGGCGGGCGGCAATACTCAAACCGAAATAGCTGAGTCACTAAAGTTAAATAAAAATGCGCTTACCGCGCGAACAACGCCAATGATGACGACTGAGTTGCAAGCGGCTAACCAAGCAAACCAAGTTAGACAACGTTTAGAACCTACGCTTGCTCAAAAAGAAGCATCTATGATTGATGCGTTGCAAGGTCAGGGGCAAGCTGCAACGAATGCAGCGCAACAAGCTAACCTTGCGCGCGGCGGCGTTATCCCCTCGACTATGGGCACGGCGCCTAATACGTTACCCTCGCCATTGGGCGGCACAGGTGTGCCTCAACCTGTGTCGGGCGTAGTGCCAGGTATGCCACGTCTATCGCCAAGCATTACTTTAAACGCTGAACGCGCGACTGAATCAGGTGTTTTGTCAACCGAGATGGCTGCAATTAAAGCGCAACGCCAAGTTGAGCGCGACTTTTTGCAAAGACAAATTGGTAGCCTTGAAGCGTACGGGCTCAAGCCACTAAACATTAACCCAATTATTAACACAATTGATTCTAAATTAGCAGACCCTAATCTATATGGGCAGACGCAATTACTTAATGTGTTGCGTGGGTTGCGCGACGATTTCACAGGCGCAGTTAGCGCCAATGGCGGCGTAGCTGACGCGCGCGCGCTGTACAGTATGCGTAAAGCGGGCATCAGCCAAAAGATTGATGAAATGTATGGCTCACTCGACCCGTCAGCTAAACAAAGGTTAACTGCTGATGTATTGGCGTCGGTCAAAGCACCTATTGACGAAGCAATTACGGCTGCTGGCGGCACAGGTTGGAATCGTTATCTGCAAACTTTTGAAACTGGTATGCAGCAACTTGACCAGCAAAGACTTGCGGCTATTGCACTAGATCGCTTTAAAGGTGACAAAGCAGGTTTCCTTAAACTTGTGCGCGGCGATGACACCGACGCAGTAGAAAAAGTATTTGGTTATGGTAGCGCAAACATTTTTAAAGAAATGGGCCGTGACTCTGCCGTTCTGCAAAACATTGGTCGTGAACTTGAGCGCGACATAGCCGTACAAGCGCAAGCTAAAGCGGGTATGGGCGGCTTGAGCGGTATTATGAACAAAGATCAATCCACGTTGCGCCGTGTCGCCAACATTATTGGTCGAGGCGGGCGGGCGGCTGAACTTACGCTTGAACAATTAGAGGGTAAAGTAGACCGCAAAGTTATTGATTCGTTGCGCGAAGGCTTTAAATCTAACAAAGACATTTTGCAAATGATGTCGGCGTTGCCAAAAGAAGAAAGTAGTGTTTTACTTAAAGCCTTAAAAGACACTAAGCAATGGAACGCAGCAGTTAACCGTGGCGGCGCGCAATTGTTTATCGACCGCACTAACCAGCTTGCACCACCGTCTGAAAACCGCAATAACCTGAGGCCGTAACATGGATTGGCAAAACTTCATCAACTTAGGTGCCGGTGGTCTACTTGCGGTAGGCGGTTGGTTTTGTCGTCAGTTATGGGATTCGGTTAAAGAACTCAAGACTGACATTGCTGATCTCAAGTTGCACGTCAGCGATTCGTATGTCAAGAAGTCCGAGATTGACACAATTAAGTCCGAAATGGACAAACGCTTTGACCGCGTTGAGATGTTGCTTGACCGCTTGTTCGATAAACTTGAAGCCAAGGCAGACAAATAATGTTTCCACTCATGGATGTGCTTGGCGTTGGCATGAAGATTTTGGATAAGTTTTTCCCTGATCCTGAACAAAAGGCTAAAGCTCAACTTGAGTTAATGCAAATGCAGCAGAATGGCGAATTAGCCAAGATGCAAGCCGATATGCAAGAGCAGGGAGAGCTCACCAAGCGTCAAGAGAACGACATGAGGTCTGACTCATGGCTCTCCAAAAACATTCGCCCTATGACCCTTATAGCGATCCTAATAGGTTATTTTATCTTTGCCATGATGTCAGCGTTTGATCTTGATACAAACGAGAAGTACGTTGAGTTGCTTGGGCAATGGGGTATGTTAATAATGAGCTTCTATTTCGGTGGTCGCACCCTTGAAAAGATCATCGACATGAAAAACAAAACGCCCGAAAAGAGCGACAAGTAATGGTAACGGCTAAAAAGCCTGCGGTTAAACGAGCGCCAGTAAAACGGGTTGCAAAACCTGCGCCTGTTAGGAACCCAGACTTTACAGACAAGGTTGTTGATCTTATCAAGTGGGTAGACAGTCCGTTCAAGCTGATCTCGGTGGTGCTAATTGCATTTGTTGCGTTTGCTGGTTACTTTGCTTGGGATTCACGGCAGGTCATTCTTGGTGCAATCAGCAGCAAGAAGACAGAGCTAAAAGAACCGTTGTTGGTTGAGGCTATTGCCAAGTCTTTAATTTACGACCTGAGCGCAGATGTGGTGGTTGTTAACTCTGTCAATCTTCAGTCAAATAGCCGCACAACCATCTTGGCAATGAGCAATCAGGGTCGTGAAAAATCGCTTGAAGGCGTAATCAACGCTTTGTTTACCAGTTCGCCCGAACGCAACCGTGCAGTCATTACGATGTTTCAAGGCGAAGTAGCTTGCGATCCGTTTGTGCCAAGCTCAAAGCTCGGTGAGTACGCTGTCAAGCATGGCGTGACGTATATGTGCCGTGGTTCCGTGCCGCCCGAACAAGGCAGGTTTGTAGGCTACATAGCGGTGGGTTTTAAGATACCGCCCAAAGACATTTCACAAGCGAAGACTCGCATTAACTTAGCAAGCACGGAGATGAGTAAATGATTAGTAATTGGCAAAAGTCGTTTGAGTTGATGCTCAAGTCAGAAGGTGGTTACGTTAATAATCCCGCAGACCCTGGCGGCATGACTAACCTCGGCGTGACCAAGGCAACTTGGGAAAACTGGGTAGGCCGTGAGTCCGACGAAGCCGAGATGCGTGGGCTAACACCGGAAAAAGTTGAGCCTCTGTACAAAAAGAAGTATTGGGATGCCGTGCGTGGGGATGAAATTGAAAATGGTGGTGTTGCATACCTTTTGTTTGATTTCGCCGTAAACGCGGGAGTGGGTCGTTCGATAAAAACCCTGCAATCTGCCGTGGGTGTGACGCCTGACGGTGGGTTTGGGCCAATGACTATGGCTGCTGTACAAGCCATTGATCCTGTTGAACTGATTGAGAAGTTTAGCCAAGCCAAGGAAGACTTTTACCGCTCCCTTGGCACCTTTGCAACCTTTGGCAAAGGCTGGCTAAACCGTGTGGCTGACGTTAAAGTCAAAGCCAATTCAATGCTCGCATAAGCACTCGACGCCACAAGGGGATGTACGGTCGAACGTAGCGCCCCGTGTGAATTGAGCGCGCAACGCGCCCCGTCCAGTTGGCGCTAGTGCGGTCAATATTTCTTGACGCAATATTCACAGTAGCCTCCTAAAAGTTCACTACAGACTTGACCGCAGCCGTCGCAGACCAACTCAGGCGGGAATGTTGGCGGGGGTTTCTCGCGTGTGTTAAACAGCCACAGAAGCGCCGCTACCATCAGGGCCATCGACGCGTAGAACCACATTATGATTTCGTAGAGCATTTTTTTTCCAATAAGATTTGAATGTCTACGCGCAGCATTAGGTGTTGCTGGCGCAGCCGTGCAATGTCGTCGTCAATCTGTGCAAGGTTC